CTAACTGACAAGGGTCCCTTATTGGGACCCATTTTTAATATATTTCACTAAAGTGTTTGATAATCATATATAAGTCAAATGACAATGCAAATATTACCCACCCCAAACAGAAGTATAGATAATACTTAAATACTTTGTCTATAAGACTACTTTTTGTCCCATTGACCATAACATATCCCCGCTGATTGTTCTTGTCCATATTCGTCAATTATTGAAGAAATACAACGACTTATATATTCCTCTTGTGATTCTTTTTCATTTGGTTCAGGAATTACAAAACCTTCCTTAACTTTTGATTGTTCAACCTTATCTTCAGGAACACAATTCGGTACGGTTCTACCATCCAAATCTTTTGTTCCAATTGCAATGTATCCTGGCCAACAAGCGTTCTCCAATCCATCTTCTGACTCAGCAAAGTTTGTTTGATAGTTAGCCTTAATCCAACCACATATTTTTGCTGCAGTTTCTTCATCACCATATCTTGCAACTTGATCTGCAATACAATCTTCCCAAGGATAATCACCAAAGTTATTTTTTCTATTTGTTGTTACCTCACCTTGTGTAATAGTACCTGGTGCTTCAATATTAAAGTTATTTAATTTTAACTTAATGATTTGTTCTAATTTCATATTACTTGTTTAATGATAATTGATATAATGTTGATGCAATTAACTTTGCAATTTCGTCTATTTCATTTTGTATCCAACTTTCTTGATAACACATTTTACGATGTGTCTGTACATATTCGTACAACCCTTTAAAATAAGTAACGGAAACACCATCACTCCAATCAACAGGGTTAGATAAACTGTAAGTTGTAATACGTGGATATATTCCTTGAATTGACTCAACCAATCCATCAAGTAATGGAACAATCTCCTCATAATAATTGTTTAATGCTTTATGTTCTGATAACGATGTTGTTTGATGATGCCAAACTATTGCTTGTTCATTAGATTGTTTTAATGTTGATATAAATTCATTTATTCCCATTACTTAATTAATTTTAAATATTCTTTGTAGGTTAATTCTTTTTCAGTTAAATAGACACTATTGAAGTTATGACTAATCCACCCTGTTAATTGTAGATGGTCAATCTTCATTTTTTTGTGTAAATCCATTTCAAGCAATCTTGCGAAATACTCGTGTTTACCAGTCATATTCAACTCTTCGTCTGTCGGTATTGGTAATTTCTCTATCATAATCCGTTGTATTTTTTCAATTTTCTATTCTCATTCATTAAGTCCTCAACCTTCTTTTCAAGGTCTTGAATCTTTATATTCAATTCGTGTATCTCAGTTTTTAAATCTTCTATAATCTTAACATAGATACCAACTGATAGTTCAAGGTTTCTAAGAACTTGATTATCAGTCTCAGCATCACTACGTCTTTTACCAACGAAGAATGCTGCAATACCTGTTAATGCATTTGAGATAAGTAATAATATTTCAGTACTCATATTAGTAGCAATCTTGACAAGGAGGATTTTCGTGTTCTAACTCCGAGTAAACAGTTATTCCTTTTTTGGCAATATCATTTGTTGAATATCCTTTTCTTGTTGTGTGTTTCAAGAAGATACCATTGTTGTACTTTTGGCTTCTATCAGGAATCATACCATCAATTGTAGATTGAGTAACATAATCAGGGAATTTGTTCTGACCACGACCAATCAATAGATAATCTTGAAGACGTGTCATATAAAAATCTGCACGTTGTTTTTGAATTGAACGAAGATATTTCATTGTTTCAATATCAACTGATTGTGCATTTTCCATAGTACCTTCAACAATACCTCTGTTCATTGTACGATACATTAACTGTGGGATACATTGGAAGTATGCTTGTTGAATCAAAAATGGTTGTATATAAGAATTTACCAAAGTTGTTTCATCGGCATTGAATGTATTACCTGTTGAAGATACTTGTGATAATAAATGATTATAAAACTTTGTACCCAATATTGTCTGTAAGTCAATATCCTGTGCAATTTGTATTTCTGCTTTAAGAACATCCATATCAACATTCTTATTGATGTTGGTAAAGTTCTTTAGTTTTGTTTCTGATATTAATAAAACACCCATTATAATTAATTTAAAATTGTTTCTTCATCTCCCAACCAAACATTACATTCTTCTTCTGTCAAACCATAACCACTCATCAACATATGTATTGCCTGTCCTCTTGTTATTTTTTCTTTATTATATTCCCTTACAATTCTCATAAGGTTTTGATATTCACGACCTTTTAATCCTTTGATGTTTTCATTAATTACTTGTGACTCAGCTTCAACTGATGTAACTGGTTTATCAACCACAGCAGGATTTTCTTTAACGTCACCAGTCTCAAATAATGATAATGGTTTAATTTCAAATGTAGTTGGTGTTCCAAATTTCAATGAAACCAATTTATCAAATGTTGGTAATAAACAGTTTTGGAATGGCATAATTACCATTTTACGGAAATATTCAGAATGTTCGGTAATTTCATTTGACCCACCCAATTTACCAGCTGTTGCAATACCAAATAACTCTGCACTTGAAACTCTGTGTGCAGACAATATAGAACGAGTAATATCATCATTTAATGCAGCATAATAGTTGTCATTATCATTACGAGGGATTTGAGTTATCACAGGTGATTGTTCTTGACTCTCATTGAAAGAGATAATTGCTTGACCAGCATTGTCAGTTCCACCGTATTGTGATTCCAAAGCACGTACCAAAGTTCTTTGTTCTTCTTCACCAGGGATACCATTGTTATAGTTAATCCAAAGTGACGGAACCATTCCTTTACGTAAGTTATTCATATGGAAGTTCTTAGCTTCAATATCAATTTCAATTGCACGTTGACCAGCAGACCAGTCAGGAATTGGATAATAAGTTAAAGATGGTTGATATGATTTATAATAGTAAATTTGATTTGCTCCACCCTTTTCCTGATTAAATGCAGGATATTCTTCAGGTGGATATTTTTTCAATTGTTTCCAATCAGCAGAATAAAAGTAAGTATCAATAACATCATCGTCATTTAATTTACCACTACGTACTCTACTAAAGTCAAGATGATAAATCTCAGCAATTGATTTTCTGTCTTTTGACCATACGATATTTAAGCTGTAGCCCCCGAACATCATAAAGTCCAATGCACATTTTCTCATTACTTCAGCAACATTTTCCTTACCATTGATTAAGTTTATTGTCGCCATTGGATTGTTTAATGAAACAACTCCATCACCCATAATTTGATTTACCTTTGATGTGATGACTGCCTTATGAATTGCACAGTTGTCATATAAATCTATAAAGTATTGTGGTAATAAATTGTTTTCACCATAATAAACCCAAGGGCTTCTTTGTAATACTTCTGAAAATACGGGTACTGATGCCTTTTGGAACGCAATACTCTTAAATTCTGCTTTTTTTATCTCACTCATAATTATTCTTGTATGTAAATGTAATTTTCGTTTACTTCATTAGGAGAAATATATTCTGTAAATGCTGGTGCCTCTACATTTCCTTCTAATATTGCAATACCAGTGAAAACCAATTCTGTACCATTACCATAAATGTTTAGTTGATATTCACCTAAATAATTTAAATCATTAACGTTTAATGGTAATACAATTTCACAGTAACGAATATTCTGTGCATATTGTGATGGATTGTTAGTATCAACTGTATAAGATTTAACCTCTTTTGACATAATGTGTGTAAACTCCAACGTATAACCACTAAACGATGTTGTGGTATTATTGTTGATGTTCATCGTCAATTCGTTTTCTTGTCCTTTTTGAATGTATAACATATTTTATTCCTATATAACTAAATATAAAAAAAACCAAATTGAATTGGTATGGCATAAAAAAAGGGGCGGAATGCCCCTCTTTTCGATTGGATTAGATATAGAAATTCAGTCCTTGACAGACCTACTTTTTATCCACTGATAGTTGCACCTGTAAATACAGTAGCTAAAGCACCTTCAATAACACGAGCTGGTTCTGCTTCAGATCCTGTGAAAATCATTTCAAAACCATTTCTATCACCAAATGCTGTACCTGTTGCTGCTGAACCACCTGATAAGTACATTCCATTAACTTGACCTAATAGATATTGTACATCATTTTGGTCAATTGCAATGATTTGTAAATCATCATTTTGACCTAATATTTTCAATTGGTTTCTCTTATCTTGGTCGTATTTGAAGAAAACTGCAGTTAAAACTTGTTCCCAATAAATTGTACCATTCTCGTAAGATTTAGTAGTGTTTTGAGACAAGCTAGATGTATTTCTCTTCAATTCAAAACCATATAAAGTAGTACCTGAAGCAGATGTAGCACCTGTGATAGCACCATCAGCATCGTATGTGTAACCAGTTACTGCACCAGTTGCACCACCTACAATATATATTTTTTTAATACCACCAATACCGTCAGAACAACCTAATTGAATCCCTGAACTTATAAAGCAAGACATATATTTTTATTATTAATTTTTCGTTTATGTTTTTAAAAAAGGGGAGATTAACTCCCCCTTTAATATTTTTACTTAGATTATGCTAAGTTGTTAGTAGCGAAGTATGCTGTAGAACCGAAAGTTGCGATTTGAGCACCATAGTTATAGTTTGCTCTTAAACGTAACTCATCAAAATCCTTAGAGTACCAAATTACTAATTTTTCTGAATCAGATAACAAATCGAAACCTACTACGATATACTCACGTGGTCCAATTACTACTTGGTTAGAACCGTTCAAACCGATAGTTGGAACAACTTTAACGTTAGTGTTTGGATGAGTAGCTTCCATCATTGCTGTTACTTCTGTACCACCAATGTAGTTAGCGAAGAAGTTAGCTCTTGTTAACGCTTGTACATATAAACGGAAGTTAGCATAAGACATAAATACTACTAAGTCTTCACGGCTCATTGCGTTGTCGTCTAATACGTTGATTAATTTGTCAACTTCTGTGATAGGGTTACCTGAAGTACCGTAAGATGCAGAAGCAGAGAATGTAACACCACTTGAGTTAGCAACACCAGTTGTACCTGTAGAGATTAAGGTTTTGAAACCATCGAAACAAGATGAACCAGTTGTAGCTTGCCATAATTGTTGCTCAATTCTTTGTTGGATTTGTTTAACTTTTAAATCAGCAATTTGTTGTTCAAATGGTACAGTCTCTTGAGTTTGACCTGGTGCCATTAACATTGATTGGTATGTATCATACAAATCTTTGTAACATAATGCTTCATTATACTTTTCAGGACAAGTCGTGATGTTCGCTTGAGTGAAAGTTGTTGTACCTGATGGATCCCATCCACAAGTACCATCGTTGAAATACGCTGTAGAGTTTAAAAGGTTCAATGCTTGTGTTCCTTTGATACCTAAACGTACGTTTGCGTACTTAGCAGTTGTACCACCGATTAACGCTTTAGAAAGCAATTCTCCGCCTACTTGATCCACATATGAACCAATGCTAGATACGTTGTATGCAAATTCTTCTCTTGATAAAATTTTCATTTCTTTATTTTTTTTAATTATTTGTTGTTATTTCTTAATGACATAATCATTGCAATTTTTTGATCAACGTCATTTTCTTTTTCTTGTTTATTAAAATCTGTTTTTCCATTAGCAATTGGTTTTGCTGCTGGTTCTTTTTTGAATGAACTGAATTGAGCTTCAACATCTTTAACTTTTTCTTCTAAAGAACCCATCTTCTCAGACATTTTCTTAACAAAGTCTTTTAACATTTCCATCATTTCAACTTCATCTTCAATTGGACCTTCAGCAACAGGTGCCTTAGGTTCTCCTTCTGGTGCTGGTTCCCCTTCACCATCTTCTTCCATTGCTTCTTCAACTGATACAATAACACCGTCTTTTGTTTCTACTTTACTTCCGTCCTCAAGTTCGTGTTTACCGTCTGGTGCTGGTATTTCAGCCTCATCTTGTAAAACAACAACTTTAGCACCTTCTACTAAAGAGTCACCTTCAACTTTAATTTCTGTACCGTCTACTAATTTAGCACTTAAGAAGATTGATTCAACCAATGTGATTTGACCGTCTTTAACCTCAATATTGAAGTTTTCAACTAATCTATAAGAACCGTCTTCTAATGCAACTTGCTCAAACTCTTCATTAATCTTAGAGATTTTCTCTCCAACCTTTAAATCAGATGCTTGTAAAATTGTATTATCTTCCAATTTGAAAGATTTTAAAACTACTTCTTCAGACATAAAACC